CGAGAGGCTCTTGGCTTCGACGTCATGGATGGCCATGATGGTATTAGAGTCCCAGCAAACATAGCAGGTAGCGCTTCCAACCCCGATGAGGGTGGCGCACCTACACAGTCAAATTCAGAAGGAGAATAATATGGCAGAACTACCCATAAGAAAAAAGAAAGTAATCATCTTAGATGCGGCAACATACTTTTTCGAGCATGGCCTACCTAAGAATATACTAGAGTACGGCAAGATGAAAAACGTACCACTTAGTGTTCAGGATATCAAACGGTACTTTAATAGATGGGAAAGATTTCTCAAAGCTATCGAAGTAGGTCAGCCGGATGTATGGAAACAAATTCAAGAGGCAGGACAGAAGAAGTCTTCGCCAAAGGAAGCACCAAAGCCTAAAGCCTCTGAGCCAAAAGCTGAAAAGCCTAAAGTTGAGAAGCCAAAAGCAACGGTCAAGCCTGCTACGGCAGTAAAAATGGGAAAGTAAGATGAATAAAATCTTTAATCTTACGTCTACCTTTAAAGCCCTCGAAACTGAAGATGGTTCAGTAATGATTCGAGGAATGGCAAGCACAGCTGATTTTGACCGCGCAGGCGATTCTATTTCAGCAGAGGCATGGCAGAAAGGCGGATTAAGTAATTTTGAAAAAAACCCAATTATTCTATTTAATCATGATTATGATAGACCAATTGGTAGAGCTACAGGTATGAAATCTGGCCCTAACGGACTGGAGCTTGAGTGTAAGATTAGTAAAAATGCACCTGGCAATGTAGCCGAACTTGTTAAAGACGGTGTTCTTGGAGCCTTTTCTGTCGGTTTCAGAGTCAAGGATGCTGATTATATTAAAGAAACCGATGGACTAATGATTAAGGACGCTGAGTTATTTGAGGTATCGGTAGTATCGGTTCCATGCAACCAATCAGCCACTTTTTCGCTCGCGAAGTCTTTTGACTCAGATGCTGAGTACGAAGAGTTCAAAAAAACTTTCACTAATCGTGTAGATCTAGCCGGTCAGTCTCTGGCTAAGGACGAAGATACTTCTTCAAATATAGCTAGTGACCACACACCGAAAAGCGCGGAACTTATTTCCGCAGATCAGGAGATCAAAATGGATAACCAAAACATCGACTTGGAAGCTTTTGCAAAGAAAGTAGCTGAAGATACAGCTGCTAAAATCGCAATGAAGCAAGCCGAGCAAAAAGCAGCTGAAGTAGCACAAATTGAAGCTAAACAAGCTGAAGCTAATGCTATCGAAGCTCAAGACATCCGCGTTAAGACTGGTATTCAGTCCGGCGTAGACGCCCTAATGGCAGACGTTGAAGCTAAGCTCAACGAAAAAGACGCTAAGTTCGAAGACGTACTTGCTAAGTTCGGCAAAGACCTCGAAGAGAAGAATGCAGAAATCGAAGCTATGCGTAACAGCAAGCGTACTTTCTCTGATCGTTCAGACTCTAAAGGCGACCTCTCTAAGTGGGGCAAAGACTTCATGCACGCTCACCTGTTGGGTGTAATGACTGGTAAGGGCATGAACACTAGCTTTGCTCGTGACCTGCAAGAAAAAGCTGGTATTACTTATGGCGACAACGCTGCTGGTGATGTAGACGCTCTTGGTATTGATATTGAAATTTCTCGTTTGATCGAGAAAGAAATCATGAACGAAACCAAAGTTGCTAAGCTTTTCCGTGAGATTCAAGTAAATGGTAACTCAACTACTTTGCCAATTCAGTTGGACAATGGTGGTGCACAATGGGGTACTAATGCTGCAACTGCAGGTAACCTGACTAACGGCGGCAAGCCTGGAGTAACTACTCTGACTGCTCACCGTCTGATCTCTACTACTTTCATGGAAAATGAAGTTGATGAGCAAGTACTGATCAACCTTATGCCTATGCTAGTAGACTCAGTAGCTCGTGCACACGCAACTGGTGTTGAAAGTGCTCTTATCAACGCTACTGCTGGTTCTGAAGGCTTTAACGGTATGGACGCTCTGTCAACTGCAGCTACTTCTACTTTGACTGCCGACGGTGCTACTCCTTTGACTGCTGATATGCTTTTGGGCATGCGCACTCAGATGGGCAAGTATGGTATCGATCCTACTAAACTGGTCTACGTTGTTAGCCCTGACAAGTACTTCGATCTGTTGAACGATGGCGACTTCCAGACTGTAACCGAAGTAGGTTCTGATCTTGCTACTCGCATCTCAGGTGTTATTGGTGCTGTTTATGGTACTCCAGTAGTTATCTCTGAGCAGTTCCCAGCAGCAGCTACAGGTGCTCCAGCAGCATTCGCAGCGTATACTCCTAACTATGTAGTTCCACGTCTTCGTGGTGTTGCAGTTGAGAGCGACTACGAAGTTCTTGAGCAGCGTCGTGTAATCGTTGCTACTCAGTCTTTGGGTTTCAACGAGTTGGTAAACGGTGCAACTGGTGCAGAGCCACTGTTGAGCCTCAGCTACGTATCCTAATAATAAAGAG